TGATATACACCTATCAATATAACCTTCTACCATCATTAATATAATCCTTCTTATGAGTATTAGTAATTAATCAGTCTCAGAACCAATATCTGGGTGGAGTCACAACTGATCTGACAAACCAGTCTCCCTGTTCCATAATATTGGCAAACTAATTACAGTATTTACCTCACAAGTGTGCTATAATAATGCCTCCATTTCTAAGATTCATTCATAAACCATCAAGATAAACCATCAGGAAACAAATAACATAAAAGTAGACTTATGTGTTTATATTTAAATTGAGTGTTCGTAGTTCAAGTAGGTATGTAAACCTCCATTGTCCAAGGGATATCGCAGCAGATGTACTGGTAAACCCAATAACAACAGCTCCCTGTACTGATCGGTCAATAATGTCAATAGCATACGTAGTAGTAGTATTAACATCAAAAGTCTTTCGACGCCGAGACAATGGGACATTGTAGGAAAATCTCTCCCAAGCATTAAAGAACTTGGTATTACGAGAAGTCTTAGCAATGTTATAAGTAGTAGCTACAGCAGCTCCATCCAAAAAGGCCATCTCCTCAGCATTATCAATATAATCAATATATATCTGAGATCCCCCATCAGCAACGCCAGGGGAAACGTATGGCATCCAGTCCAATCTAAGAGAATGGAACACAAACTCATTATAATACTTTGATATAGTATTAAAATCAGCGGATACACTTTGGATATAAGCGTTAGCAGCTATACCAGTTCCTACCAAATTAGAACAATCAACATAATATACAGCACATCCACCATTAGCAATAGATACTAATGGGGTAGAAAATCCCATACCATTCAACATTTGGCCATCAAAATGATATTTAATTTTAGGCCGTGGATTGTTTTGTATTGTCAAGGGATTAATTTTATGTCTACCATTTCTATCATTATGTTTTGGTTTTCGGTTATGCTTGTACTTTGTCATGTCGTGTGTTTTAATTGATCGAGAAGAAAATTGTCAGATTTTCAATATTGACTGGAGCAACGATGCATAAGGTATGTGGGAAGTATTATTTATATGAGTGTAATTACTTCCACCAAACTTAATGGTTTTAAACATCGTTTCCAGTTCGATTTGTGCATCTGGCAATATACCGAATGCTCTCCAAAAACTAATTCTCATTTCATCAGAAATGCCACGTTTTTCGGATCCTCCAACCATACAATATTCGATTTCTCTTTCCATCTCAATGATAAAATCTTTGTTGGTAACTTCAAGGTCGGGGAATGAGGAGTAAAAAGCTTCCAACACAGGAATACCCTGTGTGGACATTTTACCACATGTTCCAACAGAAGATAACCATTGATCATATTGATTTGGATGATTGAAGTTGTACGTGGAATGAAGGTCTTTGGAGAGTGCTACAAGTGGCGATCGAACAGATATGTTATATTCAGGACTAGTTAACACGTTGGTTTGACAAAATGGTACTTGCCGTAAATCAAAAAGCGGCTCTTCAATTACCATTTTAAAGCCCATTTTTATAAACCAATCAGACAGATCATGTAATTTAGGTAGATGTTTCTTTTCAAACATTAATACACAGTCATCACCATTATTAGCTAGAGAAGAAGGAATATTCTTCTCACGCATATAAGCATGGACCATTGAAGACATGAGCAAACAATTGCCCAATGAAGTATTCATGTCCCCAGACATTCTTCTACCATTCACCTTATACTTAATAATCTGTCCTTGGCAATAAGCTCTACCAACGTTCTGAACTTGCCAACTAAGCAATTCAGATAATTTCCGAATTCCATATGAAAAACAATTTTTATAAATTTGATGTTCCCATTCTAAAGCAATTGAAGATACATGTTGATCAAATCTTGACGCATCCAAACCAATAAACACTGGTTTGTTGTATCTAGAAGCTTTCAACAACATGTGGTGAGCAGTTTGCTTAGCATTTAATCCTTTAAAAATTGTTTTATCACCTAGTCCATCAATATCCCACATTTTATCGACGCGTCG